ATCAACGTGTAAGTGGTCTGCCGCAAAAGAAAGGTTCGCATCTGTACTTAGCACATTCATGTCATTACCTATAAGAAGTCTACTTTTAGTGACAGTAGCAAGTCCAGTACCTCCTTGAGCAACGCCGAAAAAGGGTTTAGCATCATCAGAAGAATAAATCCCATCTGCTACTTGTACGAAATTCCAAGTACCATCTATAACAGGTCTTTTTATTGAACGTATTTCACTACCCGGATGCTCCGGCGGCCCAACAAAAACAGCCCCTTCTAAAACTCTTATTGAGTTACACGATAGTATATGACCAGAATCAAGAATACATTTTGTACCAACCACATCTCCGGGTGCAATAACTACATCATAATGTTGCGCGTAAAAATTAGCCCCGACACCATAGTTTGTTTCTCCGTCTGCCGGAAACCTAAATGTAGCCGTACTTTGCGGTACATAAGTAACGCTAGAACGGTACGTGTACCAGTAGTTACTAGAGATTGTTAATGTACCATTAAAAACAAATCTTTTCAAATAATCATTTGCTACTGGATAATATGTACTAGATGCCTTTCTTGCTTCAACATCAGAACTAATACTAAAATTTAGTACGTCTACAATACCATAGTTATTGAATGGCACTCCGTATATCATAGCAAAATAAACTGTACTGGATGCAGAAGTTAAGGTAAGGTTTGGATAAACACCGTCATCCATAATAACATCTACACCTGTTGGTATAGTAAAAGTAAAAGTAAATAATCCTCTTGTTGCTGTGCTATCAAACATACCTGTGTATGCTATATTACCAGTATCAAGATTAGCGTCGTTAGTAGAATTTATTTTAACATAAGATTCTATATTGCCTGTAAACGGTAAAGTACCACTAAAGGCAAACGTAAAAGCAGCGGCAGCACTTATTTTACCAGCCGCTTGTATCTCCAAACCAGCCGAAGTAAGATTTAGTGTGCCACTAGAATTGAATTGTAATATCGTATCAAAATTATTTTCTATTCGTAAGCCCTGTACCGTAGCGATAGCCGACGCATCCCACACGCAATTTGCGGCGGCAGTTGAGTTGAATACCACCACGTCACCGGAACCGGGTAAGGAACCTCCCACCCAATTCGCCGCTGTACCCGCCGCAGTAGAAGAACTTCCTTGCCAAACAACATCAGCCATACCTTACACGCTCTCTTTCAGTCATCGTCTAAAGAACCGGATAACTGCGCTCCACTCGTCGTTCCGCCTATACGGGTAGTTGTGCTACTCGTATAGAATGCAGAACCTCCCTTTTCCTCAATAGTACGGAGTGCTTCAAGTGCTTGTTTTTCAAAGGACTTTAATTGCTGGTTATACCTAATATCTTGAGTACCCTGTTGTTTTTCAGGATGCACCGCTGGTATAGTATCAACAAGTACACGTAGGCAATCTACGCATACTAGGAATTTTATTGCTGCCTCTTTGAGAGCGTCTGTTGGTGCGTTATCAGCAGTTACGCCAAAGTTTGCACCGCGAGCCTTCTTATTTACTTCTGCGGTACGAATAGTAACGTACTCGTTAATTGTGGCTTCGTTGAGGCCGCGTGGACGATTAAGGAGGTCACGAATCTGCGCTGTCGTTACTGCCATCGCTATTCACTCCGTAGTCCGTTGGTATTTCTATTACTACGGTGTCTTTTAGAGGTTCCGTAGTTCTTTGTAGGACAAACACTATTTTGCTTTCTATAATTTCTCTAGCCATATCGCTGTTAGGAATCCAATACATTGTTTTTGTATCTGTTAAAAGTTGTACTGGATGGTCCGGCATTCTTGAAGATGGCTTAACCAATCTTACAACATATCCGGGGCCGGGAAGCCAGTGTTTGAGTCTATGCTCATAGTCAGCAACCTTTCCTTCCTTTGGAATAGGTATGCCTTGCTTTCGCAGTTCCTTAGCAAGACCAGACTTAGTAGCCAAAAGTATCACCTTAAGCGGTTCTGTAAACTATAACATATACTGATGTTGCAGCAGCGTCGCTACCTGAGTTATCAGTCTGTGTTACGCGAATTGTATCTCCAGCAGCCAAAGTTCTGTGAGTTGCACTCAATGAAGATGCTGCAACAACAACACCAGCAGCACCAGCGTTGCTCATAGCGTTAGTAATATGGTTAGAGCCAGTTCCTTTTGTAATTTGCACTGTATCAGATGTGTCTCCAGCAGCATTATTTACGATGTAAGCATCGATTACTTGGCAACTTTCAGCGACAACGATGTCGTAGTTAGCAGTTGCTCCGCCAGCACACTCAATTTTGTACAAAAGAGGGAAAAGTGCTAAAGAAGAAGTAGCGTTTGCTGTAACCGGCCTTGATGATTCGCCATCGAGTAGGTTTTGTAGTTTCCTGTTAATGTTCTTCGTCATATTGTTCACCTTCTAGTATTATCAACCGTTGTTAAGATTAAGCCCTTACGCCTGTAATCTTCACAATTCGATTGTTAGTACCGGAGGATGCACCGTCTTGCATTTCATGAATAATAGTACCCATGTAGCCAGTCAAGAGCCAGTCGAAACCAACGCCCGGTAGACGGGTTAATTCAGTCTCTTGGAATCCCGGTCCATTGTATGTGAAGAATTCAGCAGTTTCAGCACCCGGTATTAACAACAATGCGTCATTAACAAGTGCGCTGGAAGTACCATAATCACGGGAGTAGTAAACAGTTAGGTTAGCAACTCTCTTTAGGTGGTCGGTCATTGACTCGACTACGTTTCCAAAGAGTTGTGTGTTTAACATAGCACTTCTCTTATCAGCAGGTAGTACAAGAGCCATAGGTTCGTCACCAGAAACCTTTGCGTTAGCAAAGATTAAGTCCATTGAATCTAACAAGTCTTTCTCTTCGTCTGCTGTTGCAGCACCAAAGGTAGCAGTTGCAGCCTTGGTTTGTCCAGCACCAGCAATCAATTTTGTTAGAATGTGGTTGTCAATAGTATCTGCTCGACCACGTACGATAGCCAATTGTTGCCTATCGATGTTCTCAAAGGATTCGCCTCTGAGTCTTACAGCGTCTAGGAAAGTGCATCGTCCCTGTCCCTTTTCTAATTGTACTGAGTAGTTAGCAGTTCCAATCTTTGTTGGGTCTACGATTGCTACATCATCAATTGGGTAACTGAAAGTTCCAGTAACGCCAGTGTACCACTTGAAGTCTAACCAAGGAACACTTCGTACTCCAACAAGTTTTGTACCAACGCTGATGACGTTAGATTGTAGTTGGATAAAGTCTCTTAAGGTTTGCTCAAGAACTTGGTCGCCCGGTCCGAAAGGGCCAGCAGCCGCTTCTGCGTTCAATATTGTGTCTAATGTTTCGTTTACCATCTTAATCATCTCCTTAAGCAGTTGCCGCTCCAGCAGTCATAACAGGAATCATATCACCAGCACTTCCGCTAGTAACTTCTCCTGTTCCTACATAAACTCCCAAAAGTTTTCGGGAAGAAGAAGTTGTACCAACTAATCCGCTTGCCTGTGCATATACTAAAAGTCCAGTAGTGTATGTTTGGGATGCTTCTGATTGTACCATCAAAACACCGCCTAATGGGTAGAAAGATACTGTTGCGCCAGCAGCAGTTTGTAGAGTACCATCAACATCGCGGGTTGAATCACCTGCTGTTACACCAATAGCGATTTCGTTAGCCGCTGTTAGGTCTAATGTGTTGTTTGTACTGTCGTTTGTAATTAAAAGTCCCGGTCCACTAACAGTAGTTCCAGTCTTTAGAGTTCCTGTTCTTGGGTCTGCGCCTTCTCCGTATACCATCTTAAATCATCTCCTTTCTTTCTTCAAAGTTTGGTGCGCGCATTGAGTTGCGCTCTGCAACAGCAAGAGTCTTGTTCCAAGCGGAAGCCCATGCGTTCCATGCTTTAGCATAGGTGCTTTCGTCAGTTTCGACAACTTTGCCGTTGAGGTAGTTAGCGACCACAGCAGTTGACTTCTCAGAAGCAATAACTTCTTCGGAAGCAACCTGTGGTTCTGCGACAGGAGCCATTTCTACTGGCTCCGGGTCTGGATGAGCCTCGCGCCAAGATGCGATTAGGCTCTTTAGTGTGTCTGTCGATAGGTCTTCGTGACCGCTCATCCCTAGTTCAGAAGCCTCGGAAACTAATTCCATTCGGCTTTCTTCTACACGGGCTGCTTCTGCGGCCTCAAATTCATTTACTCTTGCGTTAGCCAAAACGAGTTCGGCTTTAAGTGCCTCCATCTCGTTGTTAGCGTCGTTCATCTCTTCATCGGTCATAGCAATCACCTGTTGTTGTCCCTCCTCAGTAGGTGAATGATACTTAAGCATTTCAGAAGCCTCCATCTCTACCTTTTCAGTCTTTATTCGCTTTACTGATTCGATATTAGCCCTTGGATATGCTGGCTTATGTACTATGGCTAGGTGGTCAAACCGGAACCTTTCGCCGAACACAATTCCGTCCTCGGAAGAAGATACAGGAATACCAGTACCACCAATTGAAACTCCGTAGTTTTCACGGTTCCAAAGACCAGATTCAAGAGCAGCAAATAATTCTGTACGAATTACATGAGCCACATAGGTTACTTCCCATCGACCATCGGAAAGGTCACGAATGGATGCTTGCTTGACTACACCGACAACGGCTTCGTCAACATCACCATTCATGTTGCGGGTAAAACCCGCCCCTTCCTCACGGGCTTTAGGATGGTTGAGTGTTACGTCCGCTCCCACCATTTGTTCAACCACAATCTCTGCACCTTCGCGAGTTAGGGACCATTTATTCTTATTCATACCTTCGTGGAAAGCAACTCCACGTATCTCTAGTATAGTTTCTTTTGTAGTAGCCTCTACGACCGCAACAACTTCTGAAACATCTAAATCAATAGTAACTGAAATTTCTTCTGCATAACCATACTTATCTTCCTTATGGTCTTTCTTGTGTTTTGCTTCGTGGTCAGATTTATCATGCGATTCATCTTGGTCTTTGAACTTGTGACCTTCATGTGCTATCATACAAGCACCCTCGCTATAACCCATGTCCATACATCTAGTCATGTATTCGTCATGTGTTTCATCTGATTTAGGAGTTGGCTCTGCTGCCTCTGCATTGTCTAACATATCATCCATAGACTTTTGTATGCACTGTTCTTCGTTTTGGCATTCAGCATAAACTTCGCATTCAGCGCAAAGATTCATATCTGCCTCTACTTTGACATCATTACCATCACCATCACAACCGCAATCGCAACTCATAGCAACTAAATCTTCTGAGTGATTATTCAACTCTTCGGACGCTCTTGAATGATTAGAAGGTAAAAGGTCATTATCTTGTACATACTTAGGGTTAGATGGTTTTCCACTTCTAACTAACTTTAAGAAAGCATTGACTCTTGCCATAGCCCATGCACCTCTTGATACGCCGGGCCGATGAGATGTGGAGTAAGCACCAGCACCTCTACGATATACAGCCTTTAACTTACCAAGAGTAACTTTCTTGTCTGATTTTTCGTTATGCTCTTTGACTTTATTTTGTAGCGATTTTGTAACGCCCTCTGAAAAAGTAATTTTGCCACCCGGTTTTGCTGAACCCGGTTTATTTTTCTTAGAGCCTTTCTTTCTATCCTTTGGAGGGGCTGGTGTACTTCTTTCATCAGCCTCAACCTTTGAACCGCCACGCCATTGACGACATGACCAGTAACGAGGAGTTGTCTTATCTGTTGCGGTATCGCAGTTATGTCGGTCACGAAATGCCTTACGTCGTTTAGGGTCATCGCGTTTTATTTCCATGTTAGGGTCGCCGAATCTTACAATAATTACACGACCACTAGGATTTTTAACATACACACCAAACTTTTTACTTTCGCTAGGTGTTCTAAAAGGCTTGTTAAGTGTTACACTACGACCTTTGTATTCTGCCGCAGTAGCGTTTTCTCCCCAATCTTCGTATTCTTCTGCTGCTTCGCCCTTTTCAAAGTAAGAGTTACATACAGCGGCTCTTTGGCTTGGATTACCAAACTCGTCTACCATTTTATCGTCACCCATACACCTATCCATATAGTCATCCCGACTCTCGTTTGGCTTCGGGTCCGGCATGGTATCACCTGTATATGTAGACTGGCAAACAACATAGTGTTTTGTAAAGGTCTTGGCTCATTATATCTGCTACTTGCTCATAGCAAGTAACTTCTACGCCTCCCTGTTTAGCAACTTGATTTTTTAGTATCTGTATATCTGTACCTTCAATTGGATTCACAAGAGTAACTTTTGGCTTGTCAGATAGATGTTTGTTTCTGCTAGTTAGTAATCTACCGTATATGCCTTGCCCTCTACTGTGTGGCATAACGTAAGTGTTGCCTACAAAATAAAAACCACCCATATCAGAAAAAGAAGAGTATGCTAAAATCTCATCATTCTCTTTTCTAGTGTAATATGTAAGTGGGCTTACAGATTCGGGATAGCCTTTATCAGTAGAACTTTGAAAGTTCTCTAGCCTTTCTTTTAGTTCGACTTCTTGTAAGATGTCGAACATTTGCCACCTCAAGGATTTAACTCTCTATTTAACCAAGTACGTTCAATGAATTGTTGTTCGCCATTACCATCTTCCCATATAGCGTACCAATAGAAATCATAGTGTGTAGTATTATTATTAGTGAAGTTATTTAGACGAAGCATATGAGTATCATCTTCATAACCTTGAACATAATGTAAGGAAGTGTTATACTCAATAGGTGGGTTAGTTCCGTTACTTGAATTGACAGCATATACAAGGAACTGTACAGATACATTGTAACCGTCTAAATCGTTCTGTTCTGTGCCGCAATCTAGGTCATAGAATACAACAGCAGATGTATTGTTAGTTCCTATGTTAATACCGTATAGATTAATTTCACAAGTTTGTTCTTCTACATCAATACCCCAAAACCAAACTCTTTCTTGTATTTCATCATCAATAGATGCAGTTATTCTAGGAATCCAAGCACCTACGTCTACATCATCAAATGTATGGGATATATCGTGTACTTCATCACCAGTTACAGTAACAAAGTAAGTATAGTCGGGGTCATCGTCGTTTCCTTGAGAATACAAATCAATATCAATTTCTAATATTTCATCATCGCAATCATTAGGAACTATTCTAAATGCTAGTAAGATAGCATCTTGTTCTTCATCATCTTCTACATGACCCCTATAATGATTAGTTATGGCTACTGTACAATTGTTTTCTGGTTCCGGCTCAGGTTCAGGCTCCGGTTCTGGTTCAGGCTCATCATATTCACAGGAGCCGTCATCTTCTTCTGCTTCACTTTGGTAGTTGTTTGCTTCGGAATCAGTGCATCCATAGATAGGCTCTGGTTCTTCGTAGGTACAAGAGCCGTCGTCCTCCTGTGCTTCATCATCGTAATTTTCGGCTTCGGGGTCTGTACAGCCCGGTCTTGGTGGAGGTGTATTTGGCTCACATGAACCATCATCTTCGGTAGCGTCGGGATTGTAGTTAGGAGCAGCATCGTTTGTACAACCGTATGTAGGATAGTAACAAGTGCCATCATCCATGTTTGCATACTCGTCATAATTATCTGCATCATAATCTGTGCATCCCCAAACCTCATAATAGGTATCATCAGGCTCATCGTCACCAACCATGTTTGTAATACCAAACATTTCTAGGCTACCACCACCTAGTATTAGGAAAAGCGGGGAAATTAATATTAGTATTTTCTTAATGTTTTCAGCCTTGCGCTGAACAGATTCAATGGCCCGGTCTACTATGTCTCCTTCTAGCGTAGTGTCAATTTCTACGTTGGTTGAGTTGCCGTTGCCGTTTAGTACCTTATTATCAGATACTTCTTTGTTAATTGCTTGTACGGTGTTAATTAGTTCTGCCGCTTCTTTTAGTTCAGATACAAGGTCACGCTTTTCTTTGTTAGACTCGTTAAGTTTACCATCGTCCATAAGGTCAGCAAGAACATCTTCTTCGGAACGACCAGTGGCTTCTGCAAGGGTTTTCGCCTTGCGTACAAGCATATCAAAGTCATCAGGACTTTCCGCCAACTTTCACACCCGCCTCATGTTTTTCTACAACCATTGTATGTTGATGTTGGTCAACTTCTCTTTCTCTTTCATGCACAAAGTCTGCTGGTATTTCAGACACTTCTGCTGCCTGTTCTGATTCCCACATACGCATAAGAGTGTTAAAGGCTGGAGCAGCAACACCACCAATAATAGCAATAAGAGCAATAAACCCATCAAGATTAGTTAAAACTACGTCTGGAGCATAGATACCCATAGCCACTACGGAGCCAGCAGATGCCATCCATAAATAAATGACTGGTAGGACAGTACGTGCTATCATCTTGTCGTTAAACGACCTACCATTTTTTTTACTCATCTTTCATCAAATCCGACGCGCCCGGTTGAGAATCCTCTCTAGGCAAGTCTCCTATGTCGGGAGTGTCGTTTGAAGATTTCTTTCTTCCGTTACCTTCTCTATCGGCTAACGGTAGATTAATCATATCTAAGGCTTGGTTCAGCGTAATGATGCCAGCGTTGTAGCCAAGCACCGCTCTTTGCATCATAGCAAGAGGTGACTCTTCGTTCATAGCCTCAAATCTAATTGGTGGTATATCTCCCATAGTATGTGGGATTCCTAGCAACTCAAGGTGCATAGAAAACAATTTGTGAACTGCTTCACCAAGAATCTTTTGAAGGCGACTGATTGCCTGTACAGCCCATAAGTTAGCGTTGTAGGTAGCAGCAAAGGTTGACCCTTTTTCTTGACCAGCCGCTACACGCGGAACTTGTAAAACTGCTGCGATGTCTGCATTGATAGTATCTAGGAAGTCTGCCGAAGACGGTATGGTGTTTTGTAAATCTACGTGGTGTAATTGTACATAGTGCGGAAGCACTGGTATCTGGTCGCCTCGCAGTCCATCGAAAAGTTTTATAACTTCATCAATAATAAAAGTTAATCTTTCTTTTTGCTCCACCGGGTCTTGTATGTGTTCGATGGCAGATTTGTCAATTGTGATAAATTGTTTTGTCATCGCATCTTCTAAAGAAACACGGTTGTTAATAGTGTTATACTTTGCGCGAATCGGTTGTTTTAGGGAAGTAAATCGGGATGCTCCCCATACACCGTAAGTACGTCGCCCTTTGTTATCTGTAAACCAGTTAGAGCGGTAATCAATACGAATGTGCATAATTTCATCTACTGGAAATGCTTGTTCGTAAAGTGTTGCCTCACGTAACATATATGTGACAGGGCGAATAATTGGAGAGTCTTCATCGGCTACGAAATATGCCTCTATGCCACCGCGCTCATCAACTATGGTCATTTGTTTTACAGGAAGGCTTTGTAGGTCTGTAATACCAGTACCCGCCCTTCCTACTAACTTATTGATGTCGTTACCATATACCATAAGGGAGCGCATGGCATTGATTAAGAAGTCATCAAAGTCTATTGAGTGGACAAGTTTTTCGATAGCATTTCTTATTGTGCCGTTTTTACCACGGGAATAATCTATCTCAT